CCATGGCAAACATCATAAGCACTTCGTCGAAGATCAACATTCGCTCTTCAGCAAGTTTCTTGATTTCACCAAGCGGAACTGATTCAGTCCGAGCACCCTGAATGACCTTCTCAACGCCGAACGGCCCATTGTCTTTGATCCATTGATCGACAAAGGTTTTTGCTTGATATGGGTCATATCCGAGTGCCAGCACATCATAGCCTTGAGTCTCGATGTAGACATCAAGATCCATGTAGACATCCATGAAATCAAGCACGACCCCAGGAAGTACGATAAGTGTACCTTCTTTGATAAACTCATCATACTTCGAACGCATTGCACCGCGAAGTTTTGCCAGTGTTGTTTCGGTAATGTAACTTCGAGTCTTTACACCAAAGTCACCATTCCGTAGCGGGAACAAGAAGGTGAAAGCACAGAAGTCATCGCCTTGAGACAAGTCCGCACCCAGTGCACATTGCATTTGCCAGAACTGTGCTCGACGATGTGGGACAGTTTCCTCATATGTGAAGTAATGTGTCAAACCTTCAACAGGAAGGCCGAAGCGCTTTGCGAGAATGTCATTGCGAGTACTTGGTGCATTCTCTGCACGCTCGACATCAAGCTGATACGTTTCATAAGAAACCGTCGCTCCGATGTTCGGCTGCGCTTTCATCCACATTTCAGGGTGTGGAACTTCTTGTACGTTGTCCAATTTGTAGTGCCAAATGGAAACGTTAGGCGCGATGTATTCACCCTTCAAGATACGAAGTAGCTCCATTTTGATGTCATCGCCAGGTCCGTTTCGAACGGTACCTTCAGAACTAATCGCCACAATGATCCAGTTGTCTTCTTTCGAAGCACCCTGTTCAATTGCACCAATCACGTCTTCTCGGATGTCACCAGAAAGCCACTCGTCCACGGTTGAGTACTTTGGTCGGAGACCCTGAAGTTTATTGATCGACATTGGTCGAACTTCAAGGAATGAACCAGTGAGAAAGTTCTCAATACCCTTCTTCGTAGATGCGAGCTTGACTCGATTCATCTTATTCCCGGTGGTGTTCTGTAATGAACCCTCAGTCAAGAACTGGAAGAAGGGACCCTTTGCACGTGTGATTGCCGTTGAGATCGGCGTCATCACTTCCATCGCTTGTTTCATCGTGGGTGCAGTGGTGATTTGGTGGGTGGTCGACGTGTCAATGTTCAAAAAGTATGATTGGAGACATGACGCATACATTGACTTTGCAGCGCCACGTCCCACAATCAGGAACTGTTTGTTCTTGAGACGCATCTTAATGCGCTTCGTGACATGTCGACCACCATGGTTGTCTGGACTCGGAACGTAGACGCTTCGCTCTAAGAAGTAGAACCAAGACAGTAACGATTCAGCCCAAAGCTTGAACGTCGGAAGCAAACGGAGATCGCCACCATCTGTGAGCGTCATTTCGTTCTCACAGTATGCAATAAAACCTTCGATTGCACGATCGTCGTAGTAGATACTTGGATTCGCAATCAGCTCATCAATTCTATTCATCTCCATGGTGACTTCTTCACACACGGGGATCTCACCTCGACGTACTTTGTCTCGAAATTCTGCATAGTACTTAGGTGTTGCGGTGTTTGATAAGGCCATTACGAATCCTCACCTCCTATCAATATTAGAAAATGGATCTATTTTGATTACTTCTTGTCGTTCTTGACTTTACTGATACGAAACTCTGGTTTGATGTTCTTGTCGATGTTTACCTTCAAGAATTGCTTCAGGTAGTCTGTTCCGACATTGGTGATTGCATTCGCGAGAATCTGAGATCCAGTGTTGATCATGAACTGTTGCGCGGCATTTGTCTGTTTTGGACTTGCGGTCAACTGTGCATAGGTCTTCTCAAGCTGCATTCGATTAATGGTCGAACGTAGCTCATCATCAGTCAGATTCAACTTGGATGTGACTGATTTCTTTTCGGACTTGTTAGACAGTTGACGACGAATCTCTTCACTGACTCGCTGTACTTCTTTTCGAGAGCGTCCGGTAACCTGAATTCCACCGCCAGCAACTCGAGAGACCTGCACCTTGCGTGGGTTGTAGTCCACCATGGTGGTTGCGCCGGTTGCTTTGTCAGTGTTGTAGAATGTCGCGTGTTTTGGAAGTCGAGAATTAGGTCGATCCTTCCGGACACCCCACTTCATTCCGAGTACACCATAGTGTTCTAAGAAGTCGCCGACGACCTCAGAATGCTTTATTGGCATTGGAAAATGTGGGTTTTTTGGAATGACCGGATCTCCCTTTTTACTTTTAGGTTTTACGATCTCATCGATTCGAGGTTTTGTACTCAGTCTAACAGATCCATCGGATCGAACTTCTTTTCGTGCTGAAATTTCAACATTAGGGTTAATTAAATTCTGACCCTTTTGTTTTCTTTCTAAAAATTCTGCGTGTGATGCCGCTAAATCTTTTTTGCGTTTTTCTGCCCAAACTTTTTGTTCTTTTGGATCTGAGGGACGATTTACAATTTTATTCTTTGTCATGTATTCATTTACATTATGAAGAACACTATTGTATTTGGCAAGACTTTCTTTACCTTTTCCAGACATCTGAGTAAAGTTTTTCTGAAGCCATTGCATTTTTTTCTTTTGATCCATACCTGCTAACATATATGCAAATGGACCATAATTAGAATTATTTACCGCCATGAGATCTGCAAGCATAGCATCTAGTTCGGTAAGTTCTGGATCTTTACGTTCACCCCACTTCATTCCTTTTACACCGTAGTGTTCGAGGAAGTCACCGACAACATTAGAGTGTTCAACATCATCAATCTTACCGAAGGAAACAATAAAACGATTTTCGTCCAGAACGATAGGAAGAGGTACTTTGAAAATCTCATCTTGTGAGTTTTCATGCACTAACTCTTCAAACGCTTTTGGAGTGCCGACAAGAAGAACTAACCTAGTGTCAGTAGCGGAGAAATCGTATGTAACTTTCGACATTAGACCATCAGGAGTAAATGACTTTGCTACTTTAGTGAGTCCTTCAGAAACTTCACGCAAATAGTTATCATATACTTTATCGTTACTGAAATCCGCATCCATATACTTTATTTTTGTATCTAAAATATGGTTGGTTCCAGCATCACTCTTATATAAATCTTTTTGTAATTGAAAAGTAATCTTTTCAATGTCTTTAAATGTACGCTTAGCTGAACGAGATTTTGGATGTGCGGTTTTGATGAGGGCATCAAAATCACTCTTCGATCGTCCTGGAATCTTGATTGATGCAAGCGCTTCAATTGTGTTTCCGGATTCATCTTTTCTGACACCCCATTTCATTCCGAGTACACCATAGTGTTCGAGGAAGTCGTCGACGATCATGTCTGAATGCGACACACTAACGATGTTTTTTGGAATGAGAGGCGTACCATCGGAACGTTTTAGTTCAAATTTAAACGATACCGCTTCATAATCATCAGCATGTTTCAACTGGGATTCGATTTGCTCTTTGTACCATTTTTCTGTTCCAACAGTAACCGTACACCAGTTATCCGAGAGATCAACTTTAGCTTTGTGGTTTGTTCCAGGGAATTCGTTATCAATAGCGTCTTGTGCGAAACGCTCAAGATCTTTTTCAACTTCACGTTGTAATTGATTTATGAGTTTTTCCTGCCGCTTTGGATCTTGAAGTCCTTTTTTATTTTTTTCAAGAAAATCTTCAACGATCCATTCAGAATTCTCCGAGAGCATTCTATATTCATCACTCATAAACGTTTTGACAGATCGAGCAATCGATGCCAATTCGTTATTTTCTTCTACCGAAATATCATCCAGAGCTACGACTTTGTCTTTTGGTGAAGTTTTATAATCATCATGTGCGGTTGCATATGCGGATTTTCGGACACCCCACTTCATTCCTTTGACGCCGTAGTGTTCGAGGAAGTCATTGAAGGTCTGCATGTTAGGGAGTTGGTTCATTTTGAAGATCCTCTGCTGCCATGAGTAGGCGTTGTTCGTACTCGCTACAGATTTTCTCGAGCGAAGACACTAAGAATGCATTTGTGGGCGGATCGAACAGTAAACGAACTTTCGCAAAGACATATGACTTTACAGAAACTAATTCGTTCGCGCTACTCGTGAAATCGGTCCAAAGATCAGCGCTCGACGTGATGACGTACCCACTTTTCGGACCCACGCCAAGCTGATGAAGAGTGGCGAAGATCGAATTGATGTGCGTCATCACGTCGAGGTCAAAGACGTCATAGTCGGCGTCTAGCATCAACAGCTTCTTTGTAGTATCAAGAATACTATCGGGTACTAACGGCATGACTATTCCTATCTAGTTACTGTAAGAGTTTTTCAATTTCTTTGTTGAATGATCCAGAAGCAAGCAACCAACTCTTCAGGAGATCCTCAGGCACTGCGACCGTCTTCACGACTGGCTTCATTGCATCGATTGCAGATAGCACCAGCGCATCAAGTGGAAGTTTACCTGGACAAGACGTACCGCTCGTGACGTCAGGAACTTCCTTGTGTCCAAGTACATTCTGTCGAGTAAGCTTGAAGTCAACGGGAACGTTATCAACTGAAGTCTGCTTTGAGAGCCAGACAAGAAGTGTGACAAACGAGTTGTACTGTTCTGTCGTGATCATTCCGTCTCCCGACTCGAATTCAACCGTGACTGCAGAATGATCGCCAACAACCGCGGTCGTCCATGCACGCTCACCAAGTCGCACAAACTCTTTCACTTCGCCACTTGGACGGATGTAGAGGTTTGGAGCAACTTCACGTTCGTTGTTTCGTGCGAAATATGCGGTATGATCAACCGGATTCATCGTCACGTGCGCGAACACATACTTAATAACAGCGCCAGCCTTACGAACTTCACGGTTCGGTGAAGGAACAACCACACTCGCAGCTGGGTAAGTCTTTGTCCAAATAGGAGGGGTCGGACGAACCGGAGGAGTAACTGGCGGCGT